ATCGGAGCAGTGAACGGACAATCTCAGTTTGCCACCGTTGAGTTCTATCCCGGTTACGTGTTTGCTTGAACCAATTGACGGGGTGGCACAATCGTCACCCCTTTTTTGTACCTCCTGTGCCTACAATAGGGTCATGAACGAAATCCAATCCCGCTGCATCGCCCTCGCTGATGCACTTGCTAATGAGATCAATGGAAACCTTTGCTATGTGCCGGATGAGGAAATTGAATCCTGCCTTGCTGGTTTGACAGAATCCAACCTGAATGAGACAGCAGAGGAACTGGCACAACTTGCCGCATGGTTCAACTGATCACCCCCTATACTAAGAGCATGAACAAAAACCTCCACATCGAACATCCTGAAGATTCTATCCTCTCCGGAGACCTAGATTTCCTGGATGCTATTAAGGCAAAGCAGCACCTAAGTGTTAAGATCGATGGAGCACCGGCAGTAGTTTGGGGCATCAATCCTGCGACTGGAAATTTCTTCGTGGGCACCAAAAGTGTGTTCAACAAAGTGAAGATCAAAATCAACGAATCGCATCAGGACATTGATGCTAACCATACAGGAGAGGTTGCTAACATCCTCCACAAATGTTTCGATTATCTGCCACAAACCAACGGCATCTTTCAAGGTGATTTTATTGGTTTTGGTGGTGACAGTGAGTATACACCAAACACCATTACTTACAAATTCGATAACATTGTAACTGAAGAAATTATCATTGCTCCGCATACACTTTACACTGCCGAATCCGACCTGCGTGATGCTATCGCACAACCCCTAGATTTCGTCATCACTGATACCTACTATTGTAAGTTTGTAAAGACTGATGCTTACGTTCACACCGGTTCTTATATCGAACGGGGTGATCAGTTTGAGTCATCTCCTGCCTATAAGTTCATCACTGAGTTCATTCCTACTGTAGACTTCGCAACTTATAAGGAAGCAGCACAGATTCAGAAAAATATTAACCGTGCCCTGCGTGAGGATTATGAACTCTCAGTTGATGATTTCCTTGGCAAAGAGTCACTAATGATGCTGCACCGTTGGGTTACATATCTGAAGGAAGATTTGCTGGATCAGTGTCGTCAATTGAACGGTCCTGAAGCATACCTCAACGGTGAGAGAATCTCTGCAGAGGGTTACGTTATGCACAGTGACTTTGGTACATTCAAACTGGTCAATCGTGAGAGGTTTAGTGTTGCTAACTTCCGGAACACTAAGTTTCAATCAGTGTGTGCCAACTGAGCAACCGACACAATGGCACCCGTTCGTGGGGATGGGTGCCTGTATAATTGAGGGGTAATCAACGGATCATCTCATGAGCACCACCACCATTGATGGAGTTCAATTCAAGGTTACCCGGTTGCCCATTGCCCACGGTGCCAAAGCAAACCGTTGGGCAGATCGAATCAAGGGGGGCAGCAGCAGAGTGCGTACCGGTGCCGGTTCCCGTTCAGTGAACCAGAGCACCAAGGCAACGGCACTGCAGGACGTTCGTTCGTGAATCAGCAGTGGGGGGGTTTGTGCCCCCCTTCTTTATGGGTTGCCGTGCCCCCGTATATAAAAACCCCTAACTTCCCTAAGCTATAAACGACCCAAAGAGCGATCTCAATATCTCTCTCATAAAAAAAATTTTTCATATATAAAAAATGACGACAAAGTTCACAGAGATGCAAAAAAATCCCGCAGAAAATTTTAGCACCATAGAGATCGATCCAGTATCCGGTGAGCATTATGTGATAGTGCCAGAGTGGATACTTGATGAGAAGGGGTGGTATGAAGGAACCGAAGTGAACATCGAGGTCGAGAGTGATTGTCTTATAGTTAAGGACCTTGACACTGTATAGATAATGGTGTATGATTCGAAAGTAAAAACGCACTCATTATGGCTAAAGGATTTACAGTAAAGGCAAAGGCACCGGCACCCACTGATCAGGAACCGACATGGGACTATGATCTTGCAAAGGAAATGATCAAAGGCAAGACTGTAGTATTCTGTCTACCTGGCAGAGGAGTCTCCTACACATATTTGAAAAATTTTGTACAACTCTGTTTTGATTTGGTGCAGGCAGGGGCAAGCATCCAGATCTCGCAGGACTATTCCTCCATGGTTAACTTTGCACGATGCAAGTGTCTTGGTGCAAATGTGCTGCGTGGACCGGATCAGATTCCCTGGGATGGCAAGTTGAAGTATGATTATCAGTTGTGGATTGACAGTGATATTGTGTTCAATACTGAGAAGTTCTGGCAACTGGTTCTGATGGACAAAGATATTGCAAGTGGTTGGTATATGACCGAAGACGGTCGCACCACGAGTGTTGCACATTGGTTGAGTGAGGATGACTTTGCCAAGAACGGTGGAGTCATGAATCACGAAACTGCAGAGACCATGCCAAAACGCAAGAAACCATTTACTGTAGACTATGCAGGTTTCGGATGGTTGTTGATTAAGCACGGAGTCTTTGAGAATGAGCAAATGAAGTATCCATGGTTTGCTCCGAAGATGCAGGTCTTTGAATCTGGTGCAGTGCAAGATATGTGTGGAGAGGATGTATCATTCTGTCTCGATGCTATCGAAGCAGGATATGAGATCTGGTGTGATCCTCGTATCAGAGTCGGTCACGAAAAGACTCGTGTTATCTGATGGGGTGGACAAAATATACAATTCTCCATCGGGGCAAGATTCTTTTTAAGGACTTGATGGAAAAGGAATATTTTGATATAATGGAGGACCTGTCGATAGAGTTCTATCAGACGGGTTCTCCAAGACCTCAAGATCTTGAAACTAAAATTACTAAATCATAGGAAATTATTATGGCAGTTCGTTCAAAAGTCGGTGTTCTCGGGAAAAACGGTTTTATGCCTGGGAAACCTAAGAAGTCTCGGCAGGGCTCGGGTAAAAACACTAAGTATGCCGCATCATCTCGTAACGGGAAAGGTAAGATGTATCGTGGGCAGGGTCGATAATGGCACGTTGGATTCATAAAGGTGGGAAATCGAGACCCGATAAACGTTGTAAAAATGTTTTGACACCTAAAAAATGCACCAAACGTAAAAAGAAAAGGTGATAGATATATTAATTAATATAAGTTCATATGGCATGTTTGATAGCAAACCTTCCTTCAATGGAGGTATGGGTTCGTAAAGAATACTTAACGGATCATCAAAGTGGACATGGTGAATTTGTCAAGGGCGTCTGGGTATCGGTTAAATCGATTCCTGGACGTGCTTTTTATTTTGAGACCTATTTACCTGAGTATGCGGCAATGTACGATAAATTGCCGATCAGTGCCTTTGTATCGAACCCACAGACCCCTTTACCCGATATGAGTCTACCTAACCTACAGTTCTGGAACTGCATGGACTACGGGGTTGTATCGGTTGATAAGAAGTTCATTTGTTCAATGGACTTTGAGGCATATACAAAAGACCATGGTATTGTAAAAGGCACCTATATCTGTACGATTGATAACTATCACCACGATCCTGACTATGTTGACTGGGCAACCAGTGAGAATCCTGCCGAACACAAGTCTCATAACCTTATTGAACTTGAAAATGGACAGTATGCACTGTATCCAAACAATAGATTGCGTATCTTTGACAATAGTCTGACCCCTGTTGATCCCAAAATGCCAGATTTTAAGGTTTCAACTCAGTATTATCAAGTTGAAAATGGAAATGATCGACTTGGAATGGGTCATGAGGATGAATATTTCTGGAAGACTGCTAAAGAACGTGAAAATAAATAAAATTTAGGGATAGTAACCCCTCAAAAAGTTCTGATTTTACCAATCAGGAGCAAAAATGGGCAATTTACCCGTCGATAGAGACCAAGATTACATGAAATCTATGTGGGGAACTACTAGTCTAACATCAGATTACTGGTCATTGCCACATGAAACAGAAGATCCCGAAGAAAGAGTGATTCAAGAGATCATGCACGACGATTTAAAGAAGGGACAGAAGAATCTTGCAGAATAGGGTATAAATAAAATTACGAAAACTCTATAAAAATGGCAATTCAGAGGATATCAAGAGCATTTAAGGACATTAGTCTGTCTTTTGAGCCTCATCCTGTGACAAAAGACCTTCAAGTGCTTAAAAATGAGAACGCAATTCGTCGTTCTGTGAGAAATATTGTAGAAACTATCCCGACAGAGAGGTTTTTTAACTCCCTGTTGGGATCTGATGTAAGAAGAAGTCTTTTTGAATTTGTTGATTTTGGTACTGCATCAGTAATTCAGGAACAAATTCAGATTGCAATTGAAAATTTTGAAGAAAGAGTTGGTAATTTGGTCGTCGAGGTAGATCCTATACCAGATGACAACACTTTTAATGTGACAGTTATATTTGATATCATTGGTCAAGAGTTTCCGACACAAGAATATTCATTCCTCTTAGAGGCAACAAGATAAAATGCCTTTTACAAAGTATACAAATCTAGATTTTGATCAGATAAAGACTTCTATCAAAGACTATCTCCGTGCAAACTCTACATTCACGGATTTTGACTTTGAAGGATCAAACTTTTCTGTTTTAATTGATACGTTAGCATATAACACTTATATTACTGCATTCAACTCAAACATGGTTGTGAATGAGTCCTTCCTGGATTCTGCAACACTGAGAGAGAATGTCGTTTCTTTAGCAGGCAATATTGGATACGTACCTCGTTCTAGAACCGCATCAGTCGCACAGATATCCTTTGATGTAACAACTGAAGTAGACACTCCTACACTGACCCTGAAGGCAGGTATAGTGTGTACAGGGAGTGCTAATGATACATCCTATACATTTGCCATACCAGAGGACATTACTGCCAATACTGTCGGTAGTGAACCTGATGGACTTGGTAATTTTACAAAATTTACAGCATCGTTTAATAATATTAACGTCTATCAGGGAATATTCTTAACAAAACAGTTTTTATATGATGGATCATTGGACCAGAGATTTATTTTAAACAACTCTTTCATTGATACATCGACCCTTAAGGTTTATATCAGTACATCACAGAGCACTTTAGGTCTTGAATACTCACTTTCTGAAAATATTCTTGATATTGATGGCAATTCAAGAATATTCTTCCTCAATGAAGTTCAAGATGAGAAGTATGAACTGAGATTTGGTGATGGGATCATTGGCAAAAAACTAGGTGAAGATGGTGATGGGACATATATTACTGCCAATTACATTGTAACTGATGGTAGAGATGGAAACGGTGCTTCCACATTCTCCTTCTCCGGGACAGTAGAATCTGCAACAGAATCGGTTGTCAACCTGGTATCAAACGTTACTGTCACCACCACTCAGTCCTCCATAAACGGGGGTGACATCGAACCAATTGACTCTGTAAAGTATTATGCCCCAAGACTGTATTCATCGCAGTACAGGGCAGTTACAGCAAGGGATTACGAGGCAATTATAAAGAGAATCTATCCCGGAACAGAATCTGTTTCTGTAGTTGGTGGAGAACAACTGGATCCACCACAGTTTGGAACTGTTCAGATCAGTATCAAACCAAAGAATGGTAGTTTTGTTTCAGACTTCAATAAAGAGCAGATTTTATCGAAGTTGAAACAGTATTCGGTATCTGGAATTAATCAAAAAATTATAGACCTCAAGATTCTTTATGTTGAGTTAGATAGTTCCGTTTACTATAACTACTCGCAGGTATCAAGTTTAGATACACTGAAGACTTCTGTTACAGAGTCTCTTGAAAAATACTCACAGTCATTGGATTTAAACAAGTTTGGAGGTAGACTCAAGTATAGTAAGGTTCAGCAAGTTATTGATAACACTAATACTGCTATTACGTCGAATATCACAAAGATTATTATTCGTAGAGATTTAAAGGCAGTTTTAAATTCTGCGGCACAATATGAACTGTGTTTTGGCAATCGTTTCCATGTAAATGTCAATGGTGGCAGTATAAAGTCCACGGCATTTAAGATTGCAGGAGAAAGTTCTACGGTATATTTAACAGATACTCCAGAAGATAGTAATGATCCAAAAACTGGAACGATATCAGTAATTAAATTTGATGCAAATGGCAATACTGTGATAGTTGCCAAAGAAGTGGGAACAGTTGATTATACAAAGGGGGAAATTATTTTTGGACCCTTAAACATTACCGAAACTGTGGTTTCTGGAAATGTTGTAGAGATTCAGGCATTCCCAGAATCTAATGATGTTGTCGGTCTGAGAGATTTATACGTCTCTTTAAACATCTCAAAAAGTACAATAAATATGGTAAGAGATGTCATTGCATCTGGGGATGAAATATCTGGAACCAGATTTGTCAATGATTTTTACACATCAAGTTATTCAAACGGAAGTCTAATAAGAAAGTAGCATGATACAAACGGGAATTGAATCTAGAGTTAAGATTCAGGATATTGTTTTCAATCAATTACCAGAATTTATTTTGGATGAAAGTCCAAAAGCATTAGATTTTTTAAAGCAATATTATATTTCTCAGGAATATCAAGGTGGTCCTGTTGACCTCACTGATAATTTGGATCAATATTTAAAGGTAGATAACTTAAAACCAGAAGTTATTGTTGATAGTACAACGCTGTCTAATAATATAACATCTACAGATACTGTAATTGAAGTCTCAAGCACAAAAGGATTCCCAAATCAATACGGTCTGTTTAAGATTGATGATGAAATTATCACTTATACTGGAGTAACAACCAATAGTTTTACTGGTTGTATCCGTGGATTTAGTGGAATTACTGAGTTTGATCAAGATAACGTCAATAACGATCTGGTATTTTCAACTTCAGATGCTGCAACACACGAATCTAATGCGTCTGTCCAGAACCTGAGTTCTCTATTTTTAAAAGAATTTTATAAAAAGTTAAAAACAACTTTTACTCCAGGTCTAGAAAACATTAAATTTGTAGATCAATTAGATGCTGGTAGTTTTAT